ACTCAAGCTATCAGTGGCACATCAACGACCGTGGCCAACGTCAAAATCACAGAACTCACCAATCTGACGGATCCGTCCACCACTGACGTTATGCCGGTGGTGGATGTTGACGCCAATGTCACCAAAAAGGTCAGCGTCGGTGAGGTTGTTGGCAAGATCACAGGTGATGTGGAAGTTGCCACGGATGGTACGGCAACGATCAGCGAGCTGCCAGTCAGCAAGCTGCAGGACGGTACTGCCCGTCAATTGCTGCAAACGGACGCCGCCGGTACTGGTGTTGAGTGGACCAGTAATGTTGATGTACCTGGAACGCTTGACGTAACCGGCGCGGCGACGCTTGATTCAACGCTGGGTGTCACTGGGCAATCAACGCTTGCCAGTGCTGCAGTTTCGGACCTGACCAGTGGGCGTGTGGTGCTTGCTGGCGCCAGTGGCGAGCTTGAGGATAATGCCGCACTTATCTTCAACGGCACACAGCTTGATGTTGGTGGTGATGTCGTCATTACGGGCGATCTAACTGTTGAAGGCGCAACAACAACACTTGAGACGCAAACCGTAACAGTAGAAGACAAGAACATTGAGCTTGGCGTTGTTGACACTCCGACTGATGCCACTGCTGACGGTGGCGGCATCACGCTGAAGGGTGCCACAGACAAAACAATTAACTGGGTTGATGCCACGGATGCGTGGACCTTCAGCGAGCACGTTGACCTTGCCTCGGGCAAGGAGTTCTACATCAACGGCAATTCGGTCCTGAACGCCAGCACGCTCGGTAGCGGCGTCACTACATCAAGCCTTACCACCGTCGGCACCATCGCCACTGGCACGTGGGAAGGTACGGCGATCGACGATACCTACCTCGACACCATCAGCGCCGCAGGCAAGGTCAGCAACAGCGCCACCACCGCAACCGACGCTAATACGGCCAGCGCGATTGTTGCACGTGATACGTCAGGTGATTTCAGCGCTGGCACGATCACCGCTAATCTGACTGGCAATGCCGATACTGCCACGAAGCTCAACAGCAGCCGTACGTTTGCTGTCACCGGAGATGTGACTGGCACGGTCAGCAGTGATCTTACCAGTGGTGCAAGCATTGCCACCTCGATCGGATCGGGCGTGATCGTTGATGCGGATGTTAATACCTCAGCCGCAATCGCTGGCACGAAGATCGATCCAGACTTCGGCAGCCAGACGGTCGAGACGAGTGGGGATCTAGCGATTAATACAAATGTTCTATTTGTTGATAGCTCTGAATCGGCGGTAGGGATTAACACTCCTAGCCCCGGAGATGCTCTTCAAATCAATAAAAATGCAACATCGGCAGCAGCAGGCGGATTAACACTAAAAACAGCAGGCAGTAATGAAAGCCTGCTTTCAATTGGCGTTTCTACATCGTTGGACGCTGCTTTTATTTCAAGCCTTCAAAATGGCACTGGAGCTGCTCGACCAATTACTTTTGTGGTTGGATCCTCCTCGACAAATGAAAGGATGAGGATAGATACATCCGGCAGGCTGTTAGTTGGCACGCCGTCGGAGTCTGGCGGTTCTTTACTTCAAGTGAACGATGATCGTATTAGAATTGCATCATCAAAAACACCTGCATCTGCATCTGATACCGGCACCGCCGGAGAGATCTGTTGGGACTCCAGTTACATTTACGTTTGTACGGCTACTGATACATGGAAGCGAGCAACACTGAGCACGTGGTAACAAGCGCGGGTACACTGCCTTATTCCTGTTACATTGAAGAACAAGCCAGCGCATCGCCAGCAATGAGCACGGTCTACGAATGGAACATCGCCAACCTCGAACGCCACACCGCTGACGGCGTAGTCTTCACGGTTCACTACACGGTTTCGGCGGATGACAGTGTGTATTCTTCGAGCGCATACGGATCTCTCGGCCTAGAAGCACCCGAGCCCGACAGCATGATCCCCTTCGACAATCTCACCAAGGAAATCGTCGTCGGTTGGGTCAAGGACAAGTTCGGTGACGAAAAGGTCGCCGAGATCGAAGCCGCACTGCAAACACAGCTCGATGAAAAACACGCGCCATCGAAAGCTGCAGGGGTGCCCTGGAGCTAAACTGAATCAGGAGGCACCGAGGCACCAGTGATCGAAATCTACGCAGCGATCTTGGGCGCCTCCATCGGCATTGCCGGGATGTCCGTATCGGGCTTCTCCAAGCGCTCCAGCGAGTCACGCGAAGCAGTGATCCGGCTCACCGCAGCGGTCGAAAGCATCGCTGGAAAGCTCGAAGAGTTGCATCAAGACATGAAGGAAGACCGCAGGACGATCTATTCAAGGCTTAACGAACACGGCAATCGAATTACTGTACTGGAAAACAAAGGGCGCTAGGATCAGGTTACGAGTCATCTGCATCCCATGCACATCGAAGAAATCCTGTCCAGCCCGATCACTTGGATCATCGTGGCCGCTGCGTCCGAGATCATCGCCCTGTCGCCGCTGCGTGACAATAGCGTTATCCAGCTGGTGTTTCACGCGTTGCGCTCGATCAAAGCAAAAAAGGGCTGACTCGCTGGCTGTGGCGGTTCGACACGCGCTCGCCGTTGCAGGATCTGCAACGTGCCGCCAACCGCCGCAAATTTGACGCGACCTTAAAACCCAGACTGGATGCTGAGATCGAAAGCTGGCATCGCAGTCAGCCGCCTACGGTCCAGCCACCAGTGCGGCTCGACGACCTACACATCCGTGCTCCTTGGTATGACACCGATCCGACTGATTGACCTGTTCAGGTACTACAAGCGGCTTGGACATCAGGATGCTGCGATCCATGAACTGGAGCAAGCCATCAATGCCGCAGCTCCTGGTTTGCTTGGTCGCGATCAAGACTGGTATTCAACGTGGTCATCGGCAGTTGAGGCGCCTGCCAGTTACGACAACGACTGGAATGGCGTCATGGCCGCCGCTGCAGTTGCTGGCGCCAAGTTCCCTGAAGTCGTCGCAGCTCAATGGGCGCTTGAATCGGGTTGGGGTAAGCACATCTCAGGCCAGCACAATTACGTAGGGCTCAAAGGTGGCGGCACATCCACCACAACACGCGAGTTCTTGGATGGGCAATGGGTCACCATCACCGATAGCTTCATTGACTTCCCGTCACTTGCAGCTTGCGTTGAGTACCTCGTCTCACGCTGGTACAAGGATTACGAACAGCACAAAGGCGTGAATCGCGCTGATGATCGCAACGAATGCGCTCGGTTGCTCGTGCGCGAAGGTTATGCAACCGATCCAAGGTACGCCGAAAAGCTGATTGCGATCATGCAGTCGCAGTTCGGCAGCGAAGGGTTGATCCTTGATGTGCCTTACGAGTACCAACTTGACAACATGAGCGGCACCGGATACCGCGAATGCTTCAGTAGCTCCTGCGCAATGATCGCTCGGTATCACGGTCAGGTGGATTCCGATGATGAATACAACATCATCCGCGCTCGATTTGGCGACACGACCGATGCGCAAGCGCAAGTGAAAGCGCTGCGGTCACTGGGCTTTGATGCACGGTTCCGCACCGATTGCTCAGCCGCAACACTCGAAGCCGAGATCGACGCCGGTCGCCCTGTTGCTGTTGGGTGGTTGCATCAAGGCCGCGTCACGGCACCTACCGGCGGCGGACACTGGACTGTAGCGATCGGTTACACCGAAGACACGATCGTTCACAACGACCCGAATGGTGAAGCTGACATGAAGAACGGCGGCTACATCAGCAACCACATTTCTCGCGGTGCTCGCGTCGAGTACAGCCGTAAGAATTGGTTGCGACGCTGGGAGATCGACGGTCCGAATACAGGTTGGGCTATTCTGGTGAAGCCTGAATTTTGAATCGTGATTCTTAGCGATTGGCAGATCCGTTCGCACGCAGAACAAGGTGCGATGGTTGAACCGTTTGACCTTGCACTTGTCAACCCAGCCAGTATCGATGTAAGACTCGGCAGTCACCTGATGATCGAAGTCGCCGATCAACGTGACTTGATTGAGATTGACATCAGCAAGCGCACAGAAGAACACCCGTACTGGTTGCTGCCGAATGAGTTTTGCTTGGCAGAAACACTGGAAACATTCAACTTGCCAAGATTTATCGCTGGTCAGTTTGTATTGAAATCAAGCCGCGCACGCGAAGGGTATGAGCACATGCTTGCGGGATTTTGCGACCCAGGCTGGCATGGAAGCAAGCTCACGCTTGAACTCAAAAATGCACGCAGATTTCACGACTTGCCGTTATACCCTGGCCTGAAAATTGGTCAAATGGTGTTTCACAGAATGTGCGCATCGCCACTTCGGGACTATTCCGAGACTGGTAGATATAACCGTGACCGAGGAGTCACCGGAAGCAAGGGTTAAAATACGCGCCTCATGCGTTGAGAGTAAAGTTGAATTGCTTGTTGATAAAATATACGGGCCTGCCATTCTTGGCGGTGTTCTTTTATCATGCCAGCATAGGTGACGCGCCATACGTCACCTATCTTTTCAATCGTTGGAGGTTTCATGGGTTGGGCGCAATGGATGATCGTTGAACTCCCCGTTGAGGAGCAACTCACTCTAGAGAAACAAGCTCGGGTGCCGTTGCATCAAGGCAGCGCTGATCAGATTCGGCAGTTGTGTTCAAGCCTGATACGCCAGAACCACATGCAGCAACAGTTATTGAAACAAGCGACTGGCCGGATCATTGAACTTGAAGCAATGGCAGCGTGCCTTGACATTCAAACGTAGCAGTCTTACCCAATGCACGCTTGATCTTAATCAATGCGCGATCACGGCGTTGCCTGATGCGTTCACGTGATACATTGTGCTGCTGCGCGATCTTTAGTAGCGTCATTGGTTCGTTATCAAGCAGCCCAAAGTGTTTTGCGATGATGTCTCGATCGAAGTCATCAAGTTGGTTGTAAGCAAAATAAAACTCAGCGTGCCTCTCTTTAGCATTGACATCATCGTACAAATCCTCGCTGTTGGATAACATATCAACTAACGGTGAACCATCTTCTTTCGCAAGCACATCAAGGCTGGTGTGCATTGTTGAACGCTCCATGATCATCCGTAGATCATTTGGTTTCATGCCCATGATCTCAGCAACTTGATCTAATGTTGGCAACACGCCATGCGCTTGTCTGTATTCGTTCTTGATCTTAAATGCACGGTTGACTTTCTCCAATGCGTTAGTGGGGATCCTTACAACACGGTCATACGATTCAAGCCCGCGATTCATCGCTTGTCGTATCCACCAATATGCATAGGTGCTGAATTTATATCCTTTGGTGCCATCGAATAATTCCGCTGCGCGTTGCAATCCAACAGTACCTTCTTGGATCAAGTCCATGTGATCCATGCCAGCACCACGGATCCGCATGGCAAACCTACGGCTTACATGCACCACAAGCCTTAGGTTGCATTTCACCAGCTCCTCACGCGCGCGAAGCCCAGACCTAATCTCACGGCGTTCAGCATTGGTCGGGTTTGGTTTATCACGCAGCTCCTGCCAACGCTTGACGCGCCTGGACAGCTTGATTTCTTGATCTGTTGTAAGCAACGGATACTGACCGATCACATTGAGATAATCGCGCATTACTTCAGACATCAGTGGGTGGTGGGGAAGACCGGCGCATCTTAACACTGATCTTGGTGCAACCACAACCAGATCGTGCCTTCCGCTTCAGCAGTCCAGAACGGCTGCAGGCGATACCACATCACCCAGTCATCAGATCCCTTGCGCGAATTGCATGACGCGCAGCAGCTGATCAGGTTCGCGCGATCGGTCTGGCCGCCTTTGCTGCGTGGTCGCACATGATCCAGCGTTGTGGCTGGTTTGCCGCAGTAGGCGCAGCGGTGTTCCCATGCTTCGAGTATCGATTGCCTGAATTGACGTTTGGCGTGACGACGTGGCACAAGGTAGCAGCCATCGATGCAGTGATCCACCTAGTCAGTAAGGATAGGCGCTGAGATCGTGAATCCTCGTTCTGAGTCAATGCAGCGGAGCAGCTGCTGCGGGCGCTCCGGGGCGAATCCGAGCTTCATGCCATAGGGCGTGGCGCCAATCAGGCTGCCGTTGACTGACCAGTTCTGCCCCATTGTCAGCTGGTGGAAGTGGCCCATGAACGTGTGATCGGCTTTGATGCCTTGATCCTGCCTGTAGACCCATTTCTGCAGCGGGATGGTGATGCCGCCAACTCCGCCACCATACCGGATCGCGTCGCCATGGTGAAACCGCAGCTTATGGCCGAGCACATCGACGTAGAGAATGTTCCCGTTGCTGATGTCAAAGCTGATGCGCGACTCTTGCCGGTAGTGGCGGGCGAGGCTTTGATACATCAACCATTCGTAGCTAGTGGCCGCGGCATTCCCGGCTCGCATCTTCTCCGTTGTGCGGCCGTGGTTGCCGAAGCTGCACGGCACGATGATCTGATCAAACTCGCCGTGTTCGAGTAGGTGATCCAAGCCAGCGACGATCGCGCGTTCACATTCGATCAGCTGCTGCGTTGGGCTGAGGATCTGCGTCTCCACTTGGTCAGGATGCAGCCAGTTGTCGATCAGATCACCACCCAACCAGATCACGCATTTGCTCACTTGCGCAGTGGATCTGAGCATTCGCACAACCCGCAGCGTGTTGCGGAACAGGTTGGCGGCGCGTTCGTGGAAGATGTCCACGTCGTAGCGGTTCAAGTCGCAGACTGTTGCAGGATCCACCACAGCGCCGCAATGCCAGTCAGAGCACAGCAGCAGCGGAACGGTCTCACTGCGCGTGCCTGTGGCGACTGCAGCCAGCGGCGCAGGCTGCTCAATGTCGCGGATCTCCAGGGCCGTAGCTAGCTGCTCCTGCAGGCTTCCGACCTTCGTCAGCAGCCTGTCCTGGTCGCTGCCCTGGCTACGCACCTGTTCCCGCAGTCGGCGGTTCTCGATCTGCAGCTGCGTCAGCGCTTCCTGCGTGTCGCCTTTACCTTGTGGGCAATGGCCTGGTTTGCAATACAGCTCACCGCTGCTTTCATCGCGATACAGCAGTTCAGCGGGTAGCTTCTCACGGCAACGACGCGACCGGCGGCAGGTGAACTTCAGCTGTTCGTCTGCCGCCATGAGATGCGGTTCAGTGACCTCACTGTAGCGACGGATCAAGTCGCCGCAGCTTGGCAGCTTGCTCTTGCTTCGCCAATTCGCTTGGCGTCAAAATCGGCGAACGCTTTAACCGCAAGGACAGCATCAATCGTTGCCAGTAATCCATTAGTTACTTACCCCAGCGGGCGAGGGCACGGCGAACGAGATCAACTTGTCCTAGCCCTTCCGCTTCGATTTCATCAGCCAGCTCGATGATTTCCATGACCGTCGGCCCCTCCGGCTCGGGCTGGGAGAGGAAGGCGCGGGCTTCATCAGCCAATGGATGCGTCGATGTGCAGTCGTCTCGTAACATCTGCCGGTACAGATCCAGCTCATTGGCCATGCGCTGGATCAGATCGCGTTCGGTGTCAGTCATTAGCAGTGAAGTCCCAATCAAGAGTGAAGTCCCAATCAAGAAAGACGGCATAGGGAGGCGTTTCCGCATCGACGCTGATCTGGCCAATAGTGCCGCACTCGGGGCAGCGCACCTTGTCGCCATCACAAGCACAATCGTCTTCGTGGCAGTCACTAAAGACCTGAAGCGCCCCGCCGCACTCGGGACAACCTTCCGGCCAATGTTTCCAGAAGTATTTAGTCATTGCTGTTGTGTCTCCGTGGGGGTGGCGCCGCGCAGCTCGTCGGCGATGGCGAGGAGTTGGGTCCGAGTGTGTTGCCGCTGAGCGAGTCGCTCAAGATCGGGGCTGCGCATAAGGTCGGGCGCTTTCTCGTATGGCACCACCCGATCTGCGACAGCCTCCAGGGCAGCGGAAAGTCCAGCTTTGCGGGGATCAATCTCGTAAGGATCGCAATCGACAAGTTCATAGGCGTCCCATACAGCCTGCGCGGCGGGTGAAAGTTCAGTCATCGCTTCCTCCCATTAGCGCCGTCCCAGATCAGAAACACGACTGCGAATAGGCAGGCGGTGGTGAACACGAAGAGTAGAAAATCAGTCATCGGGAAGCTCCTCCAGTGCGCGGCGGATGGTGTCGAGTGAATTCAAGGTTTCTTGGCTGAACTCTGTTGTGTCCCAAAGTATGTCTACTTTGTTCAGCTCTTTAAGCGCTTGCTCTTTCAAAGTCGGCGGCTTCGGGCGGCGGGCGGTGCGGAGGCGATCAGCAAGGGCACGGCTGTTTAGAAAGCTGACTTCAGCCAGAGTCGCCTCCAATTCTTGATCTGCGCCCCATTGGGCGGCACGTTCTACCAGGCGAAGAGTGATGGGGTGGAGAGGGATGGCTGGGTCGCCGTAAATATCAGCGACCCACTGGGCAGCAAGCTCCGGTGGTGGGGTGATCGGGTGGTGTTGGTCATTCATGGCAGCGAAGGGTGATCGTGTTGGTGATTAGCTGCTGTTGCTCTGGCGTCCAGAGCGTGAGTGAGGAGGATGTCATGACGATTCGAGATCATTGAGAATGGCACGCAGTTTGCCGGCGACGCGCAAGATGCTGACTTGCGCGGCTAATGCAGACTGACAGAGTGCGAACTGGCGCTCGGAGATTTCGTAGGTGGTGATCCTGTGGTTGCAGCGTTTGCAGGCAATGCGACGACGAACGTAATCTGATTGCTTTCGCGTTTCGATCACTTCGTATTCAACGCTGCCACAGCTTTCGCATGTGAATCTTGGCTCTCTCATCAGAAATCCATAAGGGTGATGGTGGCGTTAGCTCAATTGGTTGATCATGGTGCCTCCTGTGTGGTGTTGGGCTCCGCATTGAGCTTCCGCAGCTCAGCGCGGATGTTGGCAGCCATGAACTTGTTGCCATGGCGTTCGGCGATCTCAAGCGCCTTCAAGTAGCGCTCGCGGCGGGATTCAGTCACTTCGCCCTCCTGCGACGATTAGGGCTGCAAGTGCCGAAGCCGGAGCCGTCGCCGTAGCCGTAGCCGGAGCCGTCGCCGTAGCCGTAGCCGGAGCCGTCGCCGAAGCCGAGGCCGTAGCCGGAGCCGTCGCCGTAGCCGTAGCCGGAGCCGTCGCCGAAGCCGAGGCTGGAGCCGTCGCCGTAGCCGTAGCCGGAGCCGTCGCCGAAGCCGTAGCCGATTGCCCTGAACATCAATCCAGCCCCCAGTGCTCATTGACTGGTACGCAGAAAATTTCGGCGCCCTCGGGAATGTCCACATCGGCCATGGGGCGGATGTCAGCCTTGCTCGGATCTTCGATGACTTTGCTAAAGCCGCAAGATTGCCAGGTAAACACCCAAACTGCTCGGCTCAGTTTGATGCGGCCATTTTCGCGGGTGACATCACCAGCAAAGATCCAGCCACGATCAACAACGATCACGGCACGGTTACCGTTAGGTTTTGCAGCAGGAATGGAATCGGCGCGAATGTATTCAACGCCATTGATTGAGATAGTGTCCATAGCAAAAGTGAAGTGAGAAGAAAAACAGAAATGGTTGGATTAAGGCGCCAACCTCGCTTTGCCCCAGCGGTTATCGCGATACCAGATGGCGATCTCGGGTGCCCATGCCTCGAAGTGAGGCCACACCAGTTCGCATAGCTGCTGGATCTCCCATTGAGCATCAGCTTTGGCACGCAGGTCCAACAAGTGCATCAAAGCCCGCAGGCTGAAACTGACGACGAAATGCTGGCGGAAGTCGAACGGCAGCAGCCCACGGGCGTGTTCCTCGGCGAAGCCCAGCTCTAGCTTGCACGCATATGCTTCAGCTGCGTCATAGCAGCGCTCGACATCTTCTGCCCTGAGCTTTGCGGTGTAGGCGTACTTCTTGCCCTGCCGGTCGGTGTATTCGCCAACAGGCCGCAAGTAGAAGACCTCTTCGATGTCAATGCCAATGTCGCCGCGATCAACCCGGACCACACGCTGACCGGTGTAACGCATCGACTGCACATCGAAGCTCACGCCAACCCGATGGGTCCGGGCTTGCTGCATCACCGAATGCGGGAACCATCCAACGCTGAATGTGATGCTCGGATGCTCCAGTGGGCCGTAATGGCCACGTCCGCCTTGCAGCAGCCGCTTAACAGCAATCCTGCCAGCTTCTGACTCGCATGGCGGAGTCTCGTATGCGACGCATTGCTCGCTGTAGTCCTGGTGCATTGCCTGCCAGATCAGCGTCTGCGGCTGCTCAGTGCGGCTCAGCGTCGTAACGCGGAAGTAGGGATCATTCATCACCTGTCGCCTCCCAGCGCTCAACGTCTTCCAATCGGTACTGCACACGCGGCTGTCGTGGGCTGCGGCCAGCACGTGGCAGTTCATGCCATTCCGGCCCGATGCCGCGATACCGCCAGCCCTTGAGTGTTGCAGGCTTCAACCCAAGCCTGGCGGCGAGTTGTTCAGTGGTCAAGAAGTCAGTCTCCATGGGTGTCGATAAGGTGTGCTCGGGATAGCGCCGCAAACCTGTGGGTGGTGGGCGGCGCAAGTCCCTCCTAATGCGGATCGATCGGGTTGGCCGATAGCTCTAACTTGCTGATTTGCAGCTGGCTGCCGTCTTCCTTCTGGCAGATGTAATGCGGGAATGGTGTCATCACATCTGCACGTTCAACGATCGCAACCCATTGGCGGCGGTTGCCGCGGATGTAAACGATGTCGCCGGGCTCGAAGTCTGCGGATGATTTAGCCATTGGATTTTGCTCCAGTAGGGCAGCCAGTCTTTAGCGACCAGCTGCTTTGCTTCGGTGAATGACGCAGCACGCACCACTTCAAATACATTCGCTTCGGGAATGGCAAAGTAGAACTTTTTCATGCGAACCCGACTCCTGAACGGCTGGGTTGAGGTTGGGATTGCCGTGGTCGGCGAGCACCAGGGCGATCGTCGCCGTGGGCAGCAGGAACAAAAGGATGCGGGTCAGCATGGTCGGAAGTGGTGGTGAGGGTGGTTAATGCAACAACAGGAAGCCGCGTCAAGTTGGCGCTGAGCCAATGAACGGCAGTGCCGAGCGTGTATCCGGCGACGTAGAACGCCACGGCCACAGCGGCCACAGCGGCGATGATGCGCTTGATTTGGAGGCCGAGGGCCTCATCGGTGGGGATGGTGATAGTCATGGGGTGGTGGGGAATAGGTGGGGGATCGCAGCTCCCCCGTGGCTGACCCTTCTCTTGTCCAGGGCGGAGAATCCGGCGCTCGCTATCCGGCTTGTGGCGTGCATCTATTGTGCCCATGCTGCGCCGTGTTGCGCTGTGCGTTGTGACACCTTGCTGACCGGCTCAGCTGAGCACGGTCATGGCGTTGGCGTTGAGCCAGCTGGCGACCTCGGCAATCAAGGTCAAGCCATCTTTGTGCATGGCGGCGATCAGCTGCGCTGCTTGCCATGCCGTAGCGTGACGCAGCGCCATGGAGACGGTGCCGGTAGCTCGTCCGGTGGCATCGGCATACATCACGCCATAAGCCAGCTGTTTGGTGGTGAAGCAGCTGGACTGCTGCTCAAGATTCCGCAGCTGCTGCTCAGCACCACCGGCAACGCGACGCTTACCGCGGAAGGAAGCGGGAACAGTGGCCAGAACCGCAGTGGCGGTGGTCATGATCATCGCAGCCTCTGGGCTGCCGTGTGGAGGGCCGATTGCCTCCGGTGAGACCACTATCGACCCTATTCAGCTCCGCTTAGCTGTGTTGTGTGCCGGTTTGCTGATTGGTTGCAGCTGCTACGGCAGCAGCTGCTGGCGCTGCCCATGATCTAGCCATGACTCCTGATGAAATCCAATCAGCAATCGATCGCGCAATCCGGGATCATGAGATCCGCGTTGCGTTTTGGTCCGGCCTCATGGGTGCCATGCTGCTGTTCGGAACATGGCACGCCATCTGGCTACTGGCTCAGAACGGCACCTCCTCATCGCTGATCGGTGCTGCTGCTGCTGCTGGCTGTTGAGCGTCGTTGGTGTTCCGCGGCAGGAATTCAAATCGCCCAATAACAAGGACATGCTTGCTGCGCTTAGCGCCGGTTTCCTTGTCATCCCAGTCCTGGCGCTTGATGCTGCCGGTCACCATGATCGAATCCATGAGCTTGCAGCGATCCACAATTGCCTCGCCGATCTTGCCCCAGACCTCGCAGTCAATGGCGTTTTTGATGTAATTGCCGTTTTTGTCTTTGCCTTCGTGAATGCCGCCCACGAAGTTAACGACTGAATTGCCGCTCTCGAAATAGCGGGCTTCGGGTTTGGTGATGATGCGAATGATGCCGTTGACGTAAAGGCTCATGATGTTCAGTTCAATGGTGTGATGTTGTTGGCTTCCTCGAAGGCGAGGACATTGGCAAGTGGATAACGAACCCGTGGCGTACCAGCAGGCAGGCCGACGCGTGGCAGGGTCACATATTCAGGGCCAATGCTACGCGCGCGTTGGTACTTGATCGCGCCGGGTTTGACGCCCCAACGCTTAGCGAGTTGTTCAGTAGTGAGGTTTGGTTCAATCATCAGCGAACGGATCCTCTTCCACGTCAGCAGCAGCATTCAGCTCCTGCTCCTTCGCCATCAGCAGTTCGAGCAGTTGCGTCATCTGCTCATCGCTAAGATCTCCCGAGCGGGCTTCCATGCGTTCCTGCAGCGCCTTGAGTTGATTGACGCTCATGACTTTGGCGATAGCAGCCTTGCCGGCATTGAACACCTTCTCGTCGCCTGCAGGTGCTGCCGGTGCCGGTTCAGCGGTGACGGTCACAGCTTGGATCTCCTCGGCTTGCTCCATCTCCTCAGAGCCATAGACGCCGCTGAGATCAGCCGGGAATGCCTTGCGCAGCGCCAGCGCTTCGGAGCATTTGGCGATCATCGCAGCGCCCATCTTGCTCCACAAGCCTTGCCCGGCGTTGTAATCCGCGTAACGCGCAACACCAACGAACGGATGCTGGCTGCCCTTGCGGTGAATGATGGTCTTGGCCGCGGCTGGTGGTTTGCTGCCAAGCCACACATCTTTCCATTCGCCATCCTCGCCGCACCAGAACGTTTCCGATCCGTCGAGCTGGCCGGTGCGTTCAGCGATGCTGCGCAGTCCATCGATGCCAGCTTGGATGGTCATCTTGCCGCCACGTTTGATGGCGTAGATCTGCTTCGAGAACGGATCCAAGCCGGTGCGTTGGCACGCATAGGCGAACATCCGCAGCTCATCAGCGCTGCAACCTGGCGCGATCGTGCTGGCGATCAGCTGCTTTTGCTCCGGGGACCAGAGCGCAAGGGAACTAGAAGTCATCTGAAGTCAGTGTGTCGTGGGT